ATTTCGCCAATAGTTGAAAAAATATTTGCTGAAGTAACAGTTGCACTTGAAGTTAATCCTGCTTGACCATGAAGACCCATGATGAAACTATCAGCAGCTTGTTGTAGTTTATAAGCTGCTCTTGATGCTTGACTACCTTTTAAATCAACGTTAGCTTGTGCTTTTTCAATATCTGTTACTTTGAAAGCAAAGTATTGTTGTTGATTGATTAGTAATACTTGAGAAGCATCTTGTAAACCCTCATAAGTGATAGTAGAACCTGTGTAAGAATTAATAGTTGGGTCAGAAAGTCCGTTAAAGATTACAGTGTCACCAAACTTTTTGATTTCACCTTCTGCTTCTAATGTACATACACGTTTAGCAACTAGATTGTCCTCTAGTGTTCTAAGAATTTTTGTAGACCATATTTGTGGGATAAAATTTGATACTGACATTTTTCATTTCTCCTTTACCATTTTTTCATGGATTCATTTATTATTTTCCAATTTGAATTTACTTCTGCTGTTGACATTTTAGTTACTTGTTCTTTAGAGTAAAAAGGAACATTCACTCCATTAGACCTAACCGCACCAATAGAAGCTGAAGCATTTTCTTGATTCTTCTGTTCAATCATTTCTGATTTTTGAGTAAGACCAAGTTTCTGTCTTAAAATTATATTCTCATGTTTCATGTAAGCGTCCGTCAAGCTTCTGCCTTTTTCTACTTCTTGCCAAACTTCAACAGGGATAGTGTCAGCTTTCACGTCAGGATATGCTTCCAAGAAATCTTGAAAATCCCGCTGTTGGTTTGTTTCTTTTTGTTGCGTTTCTTTTTCACTTTCGTATCTATCACGAAATTTTTTGTTTTCAATCAATTCTTGTATTACTTCTTCAGGGATATCTTTCTGTTGATACTGCTCGGTCAATTCCTGTTCTCGTAATGCTTGTTTGTATTCTGATTCAGTAGTAATACTACTACCATTCCACTCATAACCTTGTTCAGATATATAAGCATCTCTTGCCTCTTGCTTAGCACGTTCTACTGCTTTTTCATAGTTCATACCTTTTTGTGCAAGTTCTCTAGCTTGTTCTCTGTCTAAACGTATTTGTTCTTTATTATATTTTATTTCTAAAAAGTCATTCTCATTACTTTCGGATATAACTTCAGAACTGCTTTCATTATTCTGACCATTATCTTCTATCTCTGTGTTAACTGTTTCAATGATTTGGTTATCATCCATATATAAATTCTCCTTTGCCATGGTGGGCAATATAGTTTAATTACTTCATTTTTTTAGCATAGCTTTTTACTTTTGGCATTGCAGCTTTTTTATAACTTCCCATTTTTGAAGAAGCTTTAGCTGGTTTTTTACCCATCATAACTGACATCATCATACCTACTTTATTTTTTCCACCCATCATATTAAATTCCACCTCCTTGCATTGGTTGTTGTGGTTGCATCATTAATTGCATTATCTCTTGTTCTTGTTGTTCAGGTGGCAAGGATTGCAATTGTTGTTGTTGTTCAGGTGGTAAAGATTCTACATATTTAGCCATTTGCTCATATATGAATTGTTGTTTTACATCTTTATTCTTAATATCTTCAAGCAATGATTGCTTTTGAGTAATTAAACCAACAGGTATTCTTTCTAAATATTGTTTGAAGGTAATTGCTTCTTGTTGTAATAGTCTATCTAGTGTTTCGATAGATGCAAGTTCTGACCAATACGAAGATGCTCCAACTTCAATTTTAAGTCTAAACTTCATATTTTTTAATTCATCAAAATTAAATTCAACTACTTGGCTTTTACCCATTACTTCAGCATCAATCTTACGAGTTCCGTAATAATTAGCCATAAAGTCTAACCATATATATCCTAAATCTTCAATAAACTGATACATATTTTGCTTAATGCTTTCTAATGGAACGGAAGAAGCTTGTTGTACTGCAATAATAGAACGACCCGATGCACGTTCGGGATTAATATCTCCAAGTAAATTATCGTTTGCACCTAGCATATCTTTGGTATAATTTATGGCTAAGTCGATAGTTTGCATAACTTGACCTGACATTGTTCCAGGATTTAGATACTGTGCTACATTACCTACGCTTTCATTACCTAAACGTTCAATACCGATTGCTGCACCAATTTGGTTATTCCATGCAGTAATCATTTGTTTGTTATAGATAACTTTTGGGAAAGCAGTATGCATTAATGACATCATAGCCATTGCAAACATTTTATTTATAAAGATTTGATTGGGGATAATACCTGTAACGAGAGCTTGTCCATGGTAGGAATTCTTCCGTACGTCCCAATTCATCCAAGTAACAGGGTAAAGAGTAAGTTTTGTGTCCCACTCATCTCTAATCGTCGTGAACTTAGTTATTTTTTTAGCGTAAATCTTTCCATCTTTTCGGTACATCTTAATTAAAGAAGTTGTTTTACCGAATCCATCGAATCTATAGTCTAGTTGGATTTGAGAACGGTCACCACTTTGGTAAAACGTTTCTTCATCTCCACCGATTTTCAAAACTTCATCTTCGGGTATTCCATTTGCACGTGCTTCATCTTGTAGATTAGCAACTAATTCTCTTGCTGATATAATGATATATCTTTGTTTTTGTGCATCTTTTTCATTTGGGTCACCAAAGAATACATTTACATTATCAATTGCATCTACATCAATGTCACCTTTAGCTTCTTGACCCGAATCTAGTTTAGAGTTCCAAAATGTATAGGAACAAGCATCTCCACTAATTGCTGCATCTAATAACCATTGACGCATTTTAGGGTTCATTTTATTCTTTTCCCAAAGCGTTGTGGAATAGTCACTTAATAGTTGAGCTGCTTTTTTAATTTTTTCTTCTTCTTCAGGAGTGCTAGTACCTACTGCTTCAGGAACAAAATGTAATGTGGTATTCTGACTAAGTATAGTAGATACAAAATGATTGATGATACGTTTCAATATATTAAAAACAGGAGTTGGAAGTCCATTAGATACGACTCCATTCCATTGGTCACCTGCATAAAATCTTTCATTCTTGTTAACAGTTTGATATAAATCTACTTTATGATTGTAGTCAATTCCTGCTTGATATTGTCTGTATTCATCTGTTTCTTTTCCTATATAAGAAGGAGAGTTATTTTTAGCCATTCATTACTCCTTTTTCGATGCAATACCGCCATCGTAAGTCATTAGATTATTTAATCCTTCAGTAATAATATCTTCTTTTAACTTTTCTTCTTTTTTGAAATCAACTTTAGGTATTTTAATTGCATCTTCTAGTGGTTTACCTTGGATTAAGTTTAATCCATCTTTAAGTCCTAATCTATATGAAAAGATATTGAGAGTTGAACTGAAAATAATTGAAATAATACATAGAATAAGAATTAAATTTACCATTTCACACCACCATATCTTAAATAACTATCATCTATTTGATATTCGCCTTTTATTTCTTCTTGACTCTGTTCGCTTTTGAATACTTTTTTCAGAGAAACGGCTTCAGTTTTCTTTGAGGGTGGATTTCTCATTGTACAAAAGTAACGTAAAGCATCAGGACTATGTGTTATATCATGCGGTTCATTAGACACGTCATTTATACGTTTATCATCGTGTTGTAATAATGGTAAATTCTTGATTATTATAACACAATTCTTCCAAAACTTCAATCGTGTGCTATTTTCCTCAACGCCTGTCTGAACGTTCTTACTCTTATATACTTGTAACCACTCTTTTACGTTGTACCACCCTTGTATTCTATCATTATTAGACTTGTTTAGGAAGATTCCATTCTCTTGAAATACTTCTGCAGCACTCTTACCTGTATCTTGTCTTCTATTCCATAAATCAGGTGGAGCAAAGAAAACTTTTATCTTTTCTTTAGTTAAAGATAGTATTCGTTTTGCAGCATCACTGATAATTAGATTAGGTTCACAAAATTCTCTATATATAAAACAATTGCCTTCACTATCCATTGCAATCCAATAAACTGCAAGCATATCTAATCCATAATCTAATGTAACGTATTTATCCCAATATTCAGGTATATCAAATGGTTCTATAACGTGTACATCTTTATTGAACTCTTCAAAATATTGTCCTTCAAATGCGTCCCAATCACCATATAACATTGCTTTTCTACGTGCATCAGGAAGATTCTCAAGATTCTCTACGTATTCAGGGTTATTAGTCATCAGATATTTATTATCATATACAGTAGACTTAATGAATTGATAGTTCTCTGCTTTTTCTTTCTCTAAGTATGTTTTATCAATGAATAGTCTTTTTACCCAATTGTGTCCTACTCCACCAGGGTTGCACGTAAAGTACATTCTAGGAGAAAACTTCTCTTTCATCAAACCACTAGAACGATTAGACTCAGTAAATGTTCTGAACTGTAGCTCTGTAAACTGTGTAGCTTCTTCTAAGAAGATAACATCGTATGCTTGTCCTTGATACTGTAATACATCTGATTCGGTTGAACAGTAACCTAACACAATACGTGAACCACTAGGGAAAGAAAACTCTTTGTTCATCTCAGAAAAGTGTGCAGCATCTTTTAACATCTTTTGAAGCGGGAGAACGTGATTCTCTCTAAGCTCCTTTAAACTACGTCTTAATAAGAGTATCTGTATGCCTTCATAACGTGTAGCTAATAGGATTGCCTTCATACGTGCTGCCCATGACTTACCACCACCTCTAGCACCACCATATGCTATGTATCTACACTTACTCTTAAAGAACTCTATCTGTCTTGGATAAGGACTCATCTTAATTTGCATCTATTCACCTCAAAAGGTTTTTGGTAAAAAATTTTTTAGCATCGGTCTTACTTCATTCTACCTTTTCCCTTTTTATTTATCAATCTTTTATATTGTTCACAATATTGTCACATTTATATCTAATTTGGTAGAAGGATATCGTACTTCTAATGTCGAATGTATTAAG